CGTAATTTTCGCCGCTAGCTCTACCGCAGCGCGCTAGATAGCCTTCGAGACTAATTATCAAATAGTCGGCGTTGCCAGTAGAGCCAACGTACGGTATGCCGTACGTAAATTGGACGATAGAAATGCTTGCAGAAAATTGGCTGCGATATAAACCGCCGTCGTCCCAAGTTACTTTGACAGTTGAACCGGGCTTAATAACCGAGTTAGGCGCTGTCGGTTGGCGCACAACAATGGTGCCGCTCAGGCTTGAATACTGGTCTAACTGTCGTTCACGGCCAGTCTTAAAATTGATGCTTTGTACGTTGCTTAACGTGATAGCCGGCGTACCAGACGCGCCTTCTACGTCTACTTGAAAACTTTGTACGGCCATTAGTACGCGTTGCTTACTCGAATAGGCACACTGCCGTTAGTACGCATGTAGGCACGTAGCGCGCTTACCACTGCGTTCGGGTCGCCGCCTTGAACGTTAATAGTCACATTGCTAGTGGTCACGCGGCTGCCGTCCATATTTGGGCTGGCGTTAATGCTGCCAAGTATCGGGCCAAACGGGTTGGTAACTGGTGCTGGTGCTGCGCCGCCACCAAACACGGTGCCAAGGCTGGCGTCTAACTGCTGGCCAATTTCGGTGACGCTCTGCGGGTCAAGCGCAAACCGTAATAGAAACTCAGTGTTAGCAATGACGCTATTAACGCCGTCTACTATCGCTTGGGCTTGGTCAATACCCGACTTGTACCACTTGTCGGCAGTCAACTTCGCGATACGGTCGGCAGCTGCGTTAATCGTTGTCGAGATACCAAGCAGACGGTCTATAGACGCTTTACCGCCGGCAAGTAAGCCTTTGATTATTTCTAGGCCTACGTCTGCACCGCTGGCAAGAATTGACTTTAATAGCTCGGGGTCGTCTAGCCCGGCTGCAATAAGGTTTTCTATGCCGGTGGCGAGTTCGCCAGCCTTTTTGGCTTGGTCGTCGAGTACACCAAAAAAGGTTTTTGCGCCTTCGCTGTCGGCTGCTGTAGTCCAAGCGTCGCCGACGTTGAATATGCCGCGCACCACGTCGCTTGTGGCTCTATAGAAGTTGTTGTAGTCGTCGGTCGCCTTGGTTAGTTGCTCATTGGCGCGCATGAGTGCGGGGGCAAACTTGTCTTTGACTGTCTGCACGGCATCGTCGTAGGACTCTTTGAGTGTGCGTACTGCCTCAGCATGTTTGGCGGTCTCGGCTGCGGCGCGTTTAGCGGCCTCTGAAGCCTTTTTAGTGCTGGCGGTGCTCTTGCTTATTTCAATGTTTGCTAGGCGTTGTTGTTCAATGTCTACGGCCTTTTGGTAGTTGGCGCGTTTCTGGTCTTGGTCGAGCTGCAAAATGGTGTCTGACCATGCGCGGGTGTTGGCGTAGGCAAGTGCTAAGCCTTCATTGGTTTTGTCTAGGTCGGTTTGTAGTTTGCCTAGACGGAAACTGTTGCCGGTTATCGCGCTGCCCAAGTTAATAATGCTTGACCCGAAGTTAGCGACATTGAAACCGACCTGCTTGAGTTTGGCGCCAAAACCGTCGGTTTCTTTAGTGTTCTTTTGTAGCACGTCTAGGACTGCTTGTGCCGGGTCAACAAAACGACGTAGACGGCCACCAAGTTCACCTATTACGCCGCCTAGACCGCGCTCGTCCATAATCTTTACAAGCTTGTCTACCTCGTCGAGCAGTCTGCCGAGCATAGGTAGCACTTTGTAACCGATGCTTTCCACCATCTCGTCAAAACGTATTTTAAGTATTTGCAAACGGCCGGCATAGGTGTTGGCGTTGGCTGCGGCTGCGCCACCAAACTGCGCGGTAAGTGCTTCTTGTGCGGCCTTAAAGTCTTTAGTTTTTATGATGTTGTCGTCTATTGGGACGCCTAGTTTGCGTAAAGCGGTAAAGTTTCCGCCGTATGCGCGGCCAAGTGCAGTGCTGACAGCGGTTAAATCTTTGCCGGTTCCTATAGAAGCGTCAATGCTTAAGTTAAGTAACTCTTGTGCCTTGGTTGCATCGCCAGTAAAGCGCACTAAACCAGCAAGTGCGGGGCGTAGTTCGTCGTCGGCTACACCAGTGGCTAATTGGGTTTCGTCAACAAAATTGGCGACACTATCGGCGAGTGCTTGGTTCGGCCCGAGCGTAGCGCGCAGCTGCGTTTCTAAAAGTTTTAGGCTTTGTTCATCGGCAATGGCTGACTTAGCGGCCAGCGCCAAACCGCCAGCCAATGCACTAACCGCGCCGGCAGCGGGGAGCATTGCTTTTTGTAGCAGGAAACCAGACTTAGCGCCGAAACCTTGCAGGCTGGCAAACTCTTTTTTGGCTGCGTCAAAACCTTTGGTGTTCAGGCTTGAAATGATGGGGATATTAATTGCCATTAGCGCGTCCTAGTTTGTACAAGATTACGGTTAACAATAGTCATAACCCGCTCAACTATCTTGTCTACCTCGTCCTCGACAGCGGGTAGCACACTTTCGGCGGCTGGTTGTAATGCGCGGGGCGCAGCTGCGGGGCCGACGTGTTCGCCTTCAGCCAAAAGGTTAGTAACAAACTGGCCACCATTTTTGATGCCTGCGTGGTCCCAGATAGCGCCCGCAACGTCGCGTTGCTGTAGAACCAGCAACTGGTATTGCGTCGCCTTAAAATCGGCTGTACGGCCGTTAGAGAACCTTACAGTGCGTGCACGCTGGCCACGTTTGCCTACCACGGTGCGTATGCCAGCAAGAACACGGGTGCGTGACCAACCCGTGCCGTCGCGGCCTTTAATCATGTTGCCATTAACCATGCCCGATAGCGGGCTAGCGGTCGGAATAAACGAGCGGGCCGCCGTCACAAGTTTGGTGCCAGCGCCAGACTGAATGTCTTTAGTAATCTGCCGGCGTAAAACGCGGTCTACTTTGTTTATCTCTGCCAAGGCCTCTTGGATACCGTAAACCTTGTAAGACGCGCTAGCGGGCATTTTGTTTACGCTGCCTTTCAAGTACATCTATCACGGTGGCTAAGTCTGGTAACTCAAAGTCTACACTTGGAGGCCACCAGCCCGTGTGTAATAGAAGCTCTGCTAACTGTCGCCGGATAGTTCCGGCACGGTAAAAGTTGCCGGCTCGCTGTCTACTACTTCTAGGTTCTCAATGCTGTTTATAAACGCGTCGAGTGTGGCGGGGACGATAACGCCAGAGCGTTGGCTGGCCTCGTAAGCCATAAAGGCTAAGTCTTCCATGCCAACACCGCTGCCTAGGTCACTGGCGCGACGCTTAAAGCGCCGTTCCCATGCGACAATGACCGCAAGGCTGGTGGTTACCTCGTAGGCATCTTCGTTTGTGCGTTGTACTTTTAGCCTTAACTGCATGTCGGGCTACCTTTCGGGTTAGTTGTTATCAGGTTACGTCTACGGTAAGTACTCCACCAGTGATAACAATATCCATGGTGGCGAGTTCGCCCATTGACGCGTTCATGACTGGCAGTGTTTCAAGGTATCCGCCGCTAAGAGTAAAGCCGGGGTTTGTGGCCGAGTAGGTGCCGGGTGTTGTTGGCGCAGCTGGTGAAACAATGATAGTTGCAATTTGTGTACCAACGAGAGTGCTGAGCGTTGCGTACGACTCGCTCGATGCGTAGCTCGCATACATTGTGATAGTCAACTCGTTTGCCTGTAGGCCAGCAGTGTAAACGCGGGCAGTGCCACCAAATGCAGTGGACTCTAAAGCCTCAATGGTTTGGTTAAGTTGCACGCTTGTGCACTGGTCTGACAAGTTGACTGCGCCAAAAAGCACGTCTGGGTTTGAGAGATAGGTACTAGTTGCCATGGGGTTTACTCCTCGGGTGTTTCTTCTGCTTCTGTTTTAGCAGATTTTGCGGGCTTAGTGTGTGATTTCTCGACAATGAAACCGCCAGCCAAAAGGTAGGCGACGTCGTGGCCGTCTGAATTGAAAGGTTCGCCGACTGTGCCGACTCTGGGACTGTTCACTATGTACATGTTTTCCTAAGCGGTTTGGGCCTGCATGGCTATGGTCAAGTCGTAAGCCGGATACTCAGCACCACCAATAATGGCGATAGTTGGGCGGCCGTCCTGCACACCAACTTTAGCGCCAATGACCTTGGCGGCAAGGTTCATAAGTGACCTTTGCGCGTCCAAGTTGTTTGGGCCAAGAGTGATGCAGCGCACGGGAAACAACATTTTTACGATGTTAAAGTTAAACGCCTCAAATGTTGGCGCATCAATGAAAACACACGGCGGCACTAGGTTGCGCGGGTCGTTGACCACTTGTAGACCGCTAACTGTCTTTAGTGTTGCTACAAGGTCGTCTAGAGCCTCGTTAAACAGGTCTGTAAAGGCCGCAGGACTTGGCCCGGGGCCTGGGCCTGGGCCTGGGCCTGGGCCGCTCATGCTACCTGCGGTCTGTCAATGCCAAGCAGTTGTTTAATCACGCCAGACAAGCCCGTAACGGTTACCGCGCCACCATCGCCAAAACTGGCGAACGAGTCAATGCTGCCGCGCTGGCGGTACAACATGCCGCCGTACTGAATGGTGCCAAGCGTTACGTCACCACTTGGGCTAGTTGCCAATGCGTCAATGTAACCAGCCTCTTGCCTACGGCGAAAACAAAAAGCGTTTGCAGCTGACGCGCACTGTGTTAAGAATGTTGTATCGGCCACGGTTGCGGTACCAATGCCTAACCAATCCTCAATGTTTGCAGCTGTAATCCAAGTGCATGTAGGCGCAAAAGTTAGCGTGCCGGTGGCTGGGCCGCGCTCGACGTCCGCCGCCGTTAAAGCAAACAAAACTTGATTTTGTATCGGCAAGTCGTAGTTATAAAGCAGGTCGCCGTACTCGTCTACGCCTAAGTAATAAAACTGTGGGCAAGCATAGACAGTGCGCGTACCGTTGAATGTTGCGTCAACGGCCGCGACTGTGATGCTGTCGCCGGGTTGTACCAGCGCGTTAGTGAGCAGTTGCAAAACGCCGTAGTTATCAACGATTTGCTTGTGCGTAATTGTGTAGACCGCCATGGCGGTAGCCCGCCTTTCGGGTTAGACGAGTTTAACGAACTTGGTGGCGTCGGCCATGTACCCGGCTGCATAGCCTCTGAAGGCAATTGTGCGGCCGAGCGTGCTTGGTACGTCCACTGAAATTGCGCCTTTCATCTGCTCGTAGAACTCGAAGCCTGCGGCTGGGCCTGCTGCGTGTCCCATGAATGAGCCGTCACAATGCTTGTCTACAACAAGGTTAAGGCCAAGCGGGTTGCCGTTCCATGACGTTGCTGTTGAAGTGCCGCTAGCGTTTTGGCCCATAAGGCCGGGCGCGCCTACGAATGGGAACACTGGCCGGTTTTGGTCGTCAACTTGTGAGCCGAGGTAGCCCCAGACGGTTGGCGACACAAACAAGTGTGTAGGTAAGTAGTTGCTGGCGGCGCTAATTTGCACTGCGGCTTCGTAAATACCTTCAATGGTGTCTTTGGCTACTTGTGGGTCCCATGCTTGAGTTTGCACAATGGCATTTCGGCAAGTGTCAATAGCGTAGTTATCGGTTGCTTGGCCGTAGGCGATTGCCAACTGCTCAAGAATAATGTTGATAGATGCGGGGTCTGTCCAGTCAAGGTCTTGTTCTGAAACGGTTACGTAAGTACCAAAAGTAAGTTTGCTTACGTCGTTGTTGGTAACGGTCACGGTTGATGGGTCAAGCGCGTTGAGCTGGCCAGTTGGTTGCTCAGTTACGACAGGTCGCACGTTAATTTTTGGGCGACGGAAAGTAGCCCCAGCGGTTGGCATCGCTTTTGTCCCGATTGCCGAAACGAACGGCCTAATGGGGTTCAGCCCGTCGTACACACTCCCGGTGATAATTTCGGGCAAAATTCCTAAAGTGTCGCCCGTTGTAATATCTGGCGCAGCTGCTTTAATGCGTGCGTTCATTTCAGCAAAAACGCTGCCGCCTTGTGCCATTGCTGCAATGTATTCGCTAGGTGCTGGCAACTTAAATTGTGGTTTAGCAGTTGCCCACAAAGGAGCTGTAGGTGTTGATGCCTCTACTACTGGTGCTTGGTTTTCCGACACGGTTAACTCCTCTTGGGTTTCTGTGGTTTCTTCTTCGGTTTCGTTCTCGTCGGTGTCGGGTTCCGTCTCTGGTAATCCTATATCAGACTGTGCAGCAATTTGGTGGATTTTCGCATCGGCAAACGCGCCTTCGGAAACCATGCTTAATTCTGACCAGATAGCGGCAGTGACGTGCATAACGCCGTCTACCATTTCCCACTCTGTCGGGGTTGCCCCAACGCTTACCGAGTCAAGCACGCCGTCTTGGGCAAGTGTTAATGCTTCATCGCCAGCGCTTGTATTTGAGATACGGGCGGCAAACATTACGCCTTCAGGCGTTTCTACGCGCTCGGTTAAAATGCCAATGGGTTTAGTTGAGTCGTGGTATTGGAAAAGTTTCGGCGCGGGGCCGTCAACTGGCAAACTGCCGGGCATGAAAAGCACATCTTGGCCCGTGCTGGTACGTGCCGCCACGTTATATGGCGCGGCCAAACCGTAAATAGTGCGTTTGCCGTTTTCGCCTTTAGCGGCCTCGACAGTAAAAGAGCTGGGGGTAAACCTAATCATTTGCGTACCTCGGGGTTTCTATTGTTGTTTCTGTTTCTACTTGAGAGTCGCCTAGGTAGGACTCGCTTAGGTATTCTTCTACGTCAAACTTAACGTAAGTGCCATGCGGCAGTACGTTGTCACTTGACAAGGTTTCTGAAATGCAGTCAATAAAAGCCTTGGCACCAAATAGGTAAAGGTCGGCGCGAGCGCCTTGAGACGTGGTGTATTGGTAAGAGCCTTGGTCAATGCCAGCCAAATAGTTGGGAATATTGGCGGCGCGGCAGAGTTCGCGGGCTTGGAAGTCGCGAGACTCGACAAGAAGCATTTTGTCGGGGGTCGCTGTCGTGGCCTCGTATGTCAA